GGAGAGAAACAATTCAGACTTTAAACTTAGCTTCTGTTAAAACAGCCGATGGTGCATTAATGGCTATTACAGCAATAGCATTATCTTAAATATATAGGTATGGCAAAATATTTAGGAATACCCATAGCATTAACAAGCGGGACTAGTGATGGTTCTTCAGCTTTTAATGATGTATTGTATAATACTACTACAGATGCATTCGATGGTATTAAGGTAGGTGATATTGTTGTAAATACAACGACAATGGCTCAGGCTACTGTTACTACACTTGCAGATATTGGTGCAGGTGTATTACGTATATCTAGTAATATATTCTCAGTTGTATCTCAAGGGTACTCAATATTCTCTTCTAACGATGACACTCGTGGAAACGTGTTGATGTCTATAGAGGGGTATATTGCAGCTAGAGATGTTGTAGGAGTCCTTAGTGTTGATTTTTCACACGGATATAGTGCTAACACACAACAGTACACTCCAATAGGAACTCCTGTTACAGATTCTTTTTTAACTAAACTATATCTACGTTGGTTAGAGAGGTTATTAGTAACTAACGCTACTAGTAACCGATTAGATATACCACTAAATGAGTTTTTTAATAACTCAAGCAATGTTTCTTATTATATTAAAACTATAAACCTTTCTTAATATGGCAAAGTTTTTAAAATTTAAAGCTTCTCAAACAAGCGAAGGTGAAAGAGATTTATTGGTAGGTATAGATAACTTAGCAGCTATTGAAATTGGTGTAAATAGTATTACATTAACTTATGGTAAGTCTGCTGCCCCAAACTCTGATGTTTTAAATTTATTTTATTTAGATACTAGTTTAACTTCACCTCAGCAAATGAGGAACTTTTTTCAAGACAAAATGATAGAGGCACAGAATGCAAATGCAACGTCTCTTATTCTTAATATAACTCCTCCTATAGAGATAACAAACTACTATGTAAATTAGTAACATTATAATTAAACTACTAAAGAGCCTTTTTATAGGGCTCTTTTTTTTTGCGTATATTTGTAAAAAGATTTTAAGATGATAGATGCAGTAAGAAATACAGTCCTTGCTATACTTAATAAGAATAACTACGGATACCTTTCCCCATCAGACTTTAACCTGTATGCCCAACAAGCTCAGTTAGAGATATTTGAGGATTACTTTTACCAATATAACACACAGCTTAACCTAGAGAATGCTCGTAGGTCAGGAACTGATTATGCAGATATATCAAAAGGTATACTTGAGGTGATTGACTTGTTTTCAAAGACAGCAACACTATCTCAGACTGCAGCCGCAGATAACACCTATACAATGCCTTCTGATTATTATTTAATTAATAAAGTTATTTATAAAGGTTTAGAGGTTGAACGTGTGAATCAAAGCAAGATTACTATGCTTTTAAATTCAATGATTACAGCACCAAGTATAGATTTTCCTGCGTACACAACAGAAGGCTCTATAATGACCGTGTATCCTGCTACAATTACAGGAGCTGCAGATATATCATCTCAGTACGTGCGATACCCACTAACACCTAAATGGACTTACAATATAGCATTAGAAGCACAAGGTCCTGTATTTAATCAGTCTAGTTCAGATTACCAAGACTTTGAGTTACCACTTGATAACTTAAATGATTTGGTGAATAAGATATGTCAGTACGCAGGTGTTGAAATACGTGAGGCTGCGGTGGTACAATTTGCACAAGGTCAAGAAACACAAAATAATACACAACAATAATGGCATATATATCTCAGTATCAGTACTACGAAAATTCAGGAGCAAATCCTGAGGATGCAAATTGGGGTTCGTACCAATATGTTAGCTTAAAGGATATAGTAAATAACTTTATGTTAATGTATCAAGGTAATCACTCTTTAGTAAATAACGAAGAGCGTTACAAAATTTTGTTCCACGCTAAACGTGCGGTTCAAGAACTTAACTATGATGCATTTAAGGAAATTAAAGCTTTAGAGTTAACAGTAAATGATGCAGTCCGATTTATATTGCCATCAGATTATGTTAATTGGGTTAGAATATCTCTTTTTGAAAATGGTGTTTTGTATCCAATGACGGAAAATATTAGACTTACATCAGCTACAGCTTATCTTCAAGATAACAATTTAAACATTTTGTTTGATGAGGCGGGTAGTGTGTTAAAGCCTGAGTTCTCACCAATAGATATTGCTAGAATTAAAGGGACTAAAAAATCAATATACCTTAACGAAAACAGTGCGTATAATGGCTCAGAAGGATACTGCTGTGATGGTAATTGGTTTTTTGATTTTTCAATAGGGGCAAGATTTGGTCTTAATACTGAAACAGCTAATGCTAATCCTACCTTTAGGATAGACGCTAAGGCAGGAGTTATTAATTTTGATTCTACAATGTCAGGTAAGAGTGTAATAGTAGAGTATGTTTCTGATGGTATGGAGGGTGGTGATAATTCTCTTATAACAGTTAATAAATTATTTGAAGAATATGTGTACTCATATATTCAATACTCTATATTAGATAGTAAGCTTGGTGTACAAGAGTACGTTGTGAATAGAGCCAAGAAAAAGAAAGCTGCTCTTCTACGTAACGCAAAAATAAGAATTAGTAATATTCATCCGGGTAGATTGTTAATGAATCTAAGAGGACAAAACAAGTGGATTAAGTAGTATGGCTAATAGTAAAAGAAATTTTATATCGGGTAAGATGAACAAGTCGCTTGACGAGAGACTTGTACCTAACGGACAGTATATTGATGCATTAAATGTACGACTAGGTTCTACAGAAGATTCAGAAATAGGGTCTGTTGAAAACTCAAAGGGTAATAGTTTACTAACAGATATAACCTTAGGGGTATATAGTAATATCTCATATGCTTTAAGTTCAAATGCTACTTGTATAGGTGCTTTTGAAGATGGGGCTAATGAAACTATATATTGGTTTATACACGATAAAAATGCAACTGATACAGTTCTAGGAAAGGCTGACTTGATAGTATCATTTAACATTAAAACTAATACAACTATAACTCATATAGTAAGCTTTAAAAATGAAAATGATGTCACAAATACTACATTAAATTTTAATGAAAGGTATTTAATAAATAATGTTGACAAGATAGATAATTTATTATTTTTTACAGATAACTATAACCCTCCTAGAAAAATAAACACCACTAGAGATTATGGGTATCCTTCAAGTATTACAGGAAGTGATAATTTTTCTTATAATTCTTTATTGGTTATAGCAAAACCACCTACTCAGGCTCCTACTATTACTACTAGTACTATAGGTGAGTCTGATTTATATATGGAAGATAAATTTCTTTGTTTTGCTTATCGTTATAAGTATGAAGATAATGAGTATTCTGCTACATCTCAGTTTACAAACCCTGTGTTTGTGCCTAATAATTTTTCTATTTCTAATGGTTTAAATCAAGGAATGATTAACTCCATTAACTCTGCTATAATATCTTTTAATACAGGTGATGCTTTAGTAACAGGAATAGATATTTTATTTAAAGAATCAACATCTAATGCTATTAAATTAATAGAGTCACTAGATAAGTCTAAGTTAAATTACGGAAATAACCTTATAAAGACGTATACTTTTAATAACAAAAAAATATTCACCATACTTTCAAGTGGAGAGATATTAAGGCTTTATGACAACGTGCCCTTGCTTGCTAATACTCAAACATTAATGGGTAATAGATTAATGTATGGAAACTATTATGAGGGTTACGATGTTGATTCTAATCTAGATTATTATACGCAAATAGATAGTAATGTATCTGAAACCTTTAACCTTACAACAAGCATTTTATCAACAAATTATACCGTTAGTGGGTCAACTATTGTTGTTGATGGTTCATTATCTGCAGACTTTGGTGATGTACAAGATAAGTTATTAGTAAATTCTACTATATCAATTGTATTTGATATAGCTCACGATAAGTTTAATGGAACTTCAGCTACAGACCCTCCTAATACAACACCAATTACTACCCAAAGTTTTACGTATACTTTAAGGCAAAGTTTTTCATCTGTAACTGATATGGTAAATGATGCTGATTTTCAAGAAAGGTTTTCAAGTACACAAACATTAATTACTGATGCGTGTAATGGAAGTTCTTTTAGTGATAGATTTAACTGTAGCATACCACTCATATTAGGTTCAGCAGGTGGGAGTGATAATTGGACTAAATTTAATTCCGGTATAATTACAATAAATCAAGGGATTTCTGTTTCACCGCTTGTGAATGTACTGATACTAACTATTCCTGCTGTAGGTTTTCAAAACAAACCAACTAACGATGCGGAAGAATTTGAGTTTTATAAATTATCAAATGTTTCTGTAACATTTTCAAAATCAGGTAATAAAAGAAGTCTTCATAGCAACAGAGGTTATGAGGTTGGTATGGTTTATATGGATGAGTTTAATAGAGCTACATCTGTATTAACAAGTGATAATAATAATAATTTTATTCCTTGCCTAAACAGTTTCACTCAAAATAAAATAAAAGTAAATATACCTCCGTCTCAACGAGCTCCCTCGTGGGCTAAAAGATATAAGTTTGTTATAAAACCGGACGCTGATACTTATGAAACTATATACTCTAGCATATTTTTTACAGACCCTCTTGATAATAATTGTTATTTTTTACTAGAAGGTGAGAATATTGCAAAAATTGAAGATGGTGATACACTTAATGTTAAAGTTGACTCATCAGGTAATTTAGAAACTTGTGCCACTGCTGTAGTGTTGGAAAAGAAAGCTCAATTAGAAGGGTTTATAAAACCTCTAGACGATAGTAATACTATTATAGTTGTACCATCGGGAGTATATATGAAAATATTACCAAATAGCTTTACAGCCGCACCAATAGAAGGTTCGTTTGTGCTTCCGGGAT